ATTATTATTGTTTAATTAATTAAATATGTAGCTATTATGGCAAAAGACAAAATTAAGTTGGTTTTCGAGATTGACCGTTTTAAGGTTATCGGTTGTGTCGCACGTAACTGTGAGACAAAGGAAGAGTACGATGAATTGGTGAAAATCATCAATGGTACTGATGAGGTTGTTCGTAATGACGCAGAAATCGAGAAGACAAATTGTGTACTGATTCTCGACCAGTTGTTGCACGACAACGAGAACTTGGCTCTTCGCAAACGCCTGGAGAGCGAAAACGAAACACCCAACAATGGTGATGGTAATGGTGATGGTAACGTAAAGTGCATCGAAATCAAAGGCGAGGTTGCCAAGGTCTTATTCGATAAGCTTGCGTCTTTGGTAGAAGAAGGAAAGGATGGTGAGTAATGAGAGCAAGAACAGCATCTTGGTATGAGACTAGAATCAAGTACCAAAAGACGATGGAGGATGGCTCGGAAAAAGTTGTCAACGAACTTTATGTTGTTGATGCACTTTCTTGCACCGAGGCAGAAACATCTGTCATTGACGAAATGAGTTGCTATATTAGTGGCGATTCTGCCGTTACAAGCGCAAAGAAAACCAACTATGGCGAGATTTTCTTCTCTGACTTAGATGATGATGATAAGTGGTACAAGGCAAAGTGCCAGTTTATCACTATTGATGAGAAATCCCAAAAAGAGAAGCGTTCTAACGTAACTTACTTGGTTCAGGCTAAGTCGTTGGCACGTGCTCTTCGATACGTTGATGAGGTGATGGGCAAATCAATGTTGGATTACGACATCGTAGGTCTTAACGAAACTCATGTCTTCGATGTATTCGAGCATCACGCTCCATCTTCCGAAAATAAAGAGGAAAAGAATGAGTAGAATCAACAATCTTATAGCATCTATGCCGCCAAAAATGGCTAATGCAGTAATCCATCAACGCAAGTTACATGCTTGCTTGATGGAACTTACTGCAAACAAGTCAAGAGAAGTGGCGGCTAGAGCTATTTTTCTGAATTACCAAGATGGTGATGGCAGAAAGTTAGGTACAATTCCGCATTATTACGAAAGACCTACATCTACTGGCTCGGTAATGGTGGAAACGTACTTTAGTTATATTGATAGAGTACATTAAATCTCAAAGCTATGGCAAACAGTAAACTAGCAACTTTCTATAAAAGAAGCTGCCACGATTGTATATTTCTCCAAGTCTGCAAAGACCCTAACGCAAGCTACAATGGTGATTACGTTTGCAAAGATTGGGAATGGAAATACGAGTGATTAATTTTAAAAGTTGAAATAAAATGAGTAATACACAAGTTGCGACACAACAAAACAATATGTCGCTCGGTGAGTTAATGCACTCACCTGCCGTAGTTGGAAAACTCAACGAGGTTTGGAATAGCCCACAAATGGCTAATAGTTTTATGAGTTCGGTTATCAGTGTGGCTAACGGAAATCCACAACTTCGCAATGCTGAACCTATGAGCATTATCGGTGCTGCCATGGTCGCTGCAACAATGCAGTTGCAAGTTATACCTACACTTGGGCAGTGCTATATCATTCCTTATGGAAAGAAGGCTCAGTTTCAGGTTGGTTACTTAGGGTTGCTCCAACTTTGCCAACGAAGCGGTCAGTTTAAGAAAATCCTCGCTGCTCCTGTTCACGAAGGAGAATATGTGTCAGGTGATGAGTTCGATGAAGAGTATGTCTTCGACAAGAAACAAAAGAAGTCAGATAAGGTTATCGGTTATATGGCTAAGTTTGAACTTCTCAACGGATTCACAAAGGTTGCTTATTGGGATATCGACAAGGTGAAGGCTCATGCAACAAAGTTTAGCCAAGCTTTCAGAGCTGGTTTTAATTCTCCTTGGAAGTCTGATTTCGATGCAATGGCTCAGAAAACGGTTCTCAAATCAATCTTGAAGTTTGCTCCTAAATCAATCGAAATGCAGAATGCGGTTACTTTCGACAAATCGGTTATCAATACCAATACTTCTGATGTTCAAGATTTGGATATTGATGCTTTTGCTCCAGAGTATGTTGATAACATCGAAAGCGAGAAGAAAGAAAATATTGCTGCAAAGGCTGCCGAAGCTGCCAAGGCTGATGCCGCCAAGAAGGAGGAACAGAAATGATTACCGACAATGTAGAACAACGGAGTTTGACGTGGTTCAGAAATAGGGTCGGTCACATAACAGGTTCAAAGGTTGCTGACCTTATGAAGTCTGGTCGCAAGAAAGACGAGGTTTTTTCAGATACAGCCAAATCGTATTTATTTCAGATTGCAGGTGAACGTCTTTTTAATCCAGATTTCTTGAACGATGACGATATATTCCAAGATTACATCGACCAAGTTTCAGTGAATACAAAAGCGATGCAGTGGGGTGCTGATATGGAAGACCAAGCGAAGGCATGCTTCTGCCAGCTTCCACAAAACGAAGGAATAGAGATAGCAGAAGTTTCTTCTTGCAAGCACGACACAATCCCTTACTTCGCAGCAAGCCCTGATGGTGCAATCTATGGTCGTGATGGCGGCGATATTAAGATTATTGAGGTTAAATGCCCTAACATTAATACCTATATGAAGTACCGCACGCTCATCCACGATGCAACATCACTCAAAGAAACTGAGCCGAAGTACTACTGGCAGATGATGGCAGAAATGAGTTGTACTGGTGCTACTAGTGGTATTTTCATTACATACTGCCCTTGGTTATCTAAGCCTATTCATTGGGCTGAGATTGAGAGAAATGGAGACGATGTAATGCTTATGGAATCTAGGGTTATGTTGGCAAACGAGTTTATTGACGAAATTATTAATAAGTAATAATGGAAATTCAAGGAAAAATTATTGTGGTGCTACCTGAAAGAAGTGGAACATCACAAAGAGGTAACCAGTGGCGTAGTATTACCTACGTGTTGGAAACACAAGAACAGTACCCTAAGAAATTGGCATTCGATGTTACAAACGACAAGATAGACCAACTTAACATTCAGCTTGGCGAGATTCTTACCGTTCAGTTCGATATTAATGCTAGAGAATATAATGGAAGATGGTTTAACTCGGTTAACGCTTGGAACGTTATCCGTCAGACTCAGCAATCTCCTGCACAAGGAAGCGGTTTTAGTGGCAATGTTCAGTCTGGCGCACAAGCGGCACAACAAGCTATGACAAGTTCTGCTAATGCTGCTGGCGTGGCAAACCCGACGAATCAGCAAAATCTGTTTCCACCTGCACAGCAGTCAGCACAGCAGACAGGACAGCCACAAGGGAACTCTGATGACCTTCCATTCTAAAGTAGAGTTAATCAAACGAGCATTCAACGCTTATGTGGTTCAATCTGAAAAATGTGTTTGAACTAGAAAAGTTTAGAGCAAAAGTAACCGAGTTGGAGACCAAAGGTGCTATGGTAGAACTGAAAGAGAAGCGTGGGCGTTCCTTAAATCAGAATGCCTACCTTCATTTACTTCTATCAGCATTTGCGCTTCAATACGGCTACACTCTAGACGAAGTTAAGACACATTACTATAAGCTAATAGTGAACAAAGATATATTTCTCAGAGAAGGGATTGATAAATTCACAGGAGAATGCTATAAGTATCTTCGTTCTTCTGCTGACCTTACGAAAGACGAAATGAGTAAATCAATTTCTGATTTCAAATTGTGGGCAAAAGAAGAGGCTGGTTTTGATTTTCCCGACTCTGATGAATATATCGCACTACTGCATATTCAGCATGATATTCAGAAAAACGAGCAATACTTGCAGTAGTATTGTGTAACATACAATTTTAAATACAATGGATTCTTTTAAGATTAGCAAAGAACAATATTGTGATTTAATGAAACTTGATAGGACAAATGCCGTAAACTTGTTTGTTTATCTTCTAGCAAATGCAGACGATAACGGAACGTTGATTGTTAGCATCCGCAAGATTTCGAGTGAACTATGTATTGGAGTGCAAACCGTAAGAACGTTGCTTAAACATTGGTATATAACACACATACTAACACACCAAGTAACACACCAAGGTAGCGTAATAACTATTTGTGATATAAAAAGTTACAAAGGTAGGAAACGTGCCGCTAACACATCAAGTAACACACTTGCTAACACACAAAAAACTATCGAGGAACGAAAGAAATATTTCGCAGAAAGTTTGAAACCTTACCTCGAAGAGTACGGAAAGGATATGCTGAATGATTTCTATCGGTACTGGACGGAAATGAATAATGGTGGAAAAAAAATGCGGTTTGAAATGGAGAAAGTATTTCAAATTGCAAGCAGATTGGTTACGTGGAACAATAACAACAAATATCATTATAAGAAAGTCAACAATCTTCCTGTTGGTATGAATTTACAGAATAGTAAAAATAAAGATTATACAAAAGGACTAGATAGATGGAACAAATAGATGGCGAATATTTCAAGAACCTTGTATCTCAGATGCGAGATACTGGTTATCCGCAAGAAATTGACAGAGTACAAATAAGCATTCCTAATGCAGAGAAACGTTTGCGTGGAGGCTTGCAATATGTAGTCAATATGAAGTCTGGATGCAATGCAGAATGGAACGAACACAATTACCGCCCTATTGTTGATTGGATGACAGACAACAAAGGAAAAGGATTGTTGATGTTCGGCGGTTGCGGATTAGGTAAGTCGGTAATCGGTATGTATATCCTTCCTCTTCTTATTAAAGATGTTCATCGAAAGGTGGTGAACATATTTAATGCGCAAGAGCTGAATCAAAAGATTGACGAAATTCTCAAGCTACATATTATCTATATTGACGATATTGGTACAGAGGACAATCTGAACTCTTATGGCAACAAACGTATGCCGTTTGCAGAGCTTTGTGATGCAGCAGAGAAAAAGGGAAAACTACTCATACTTACAACAAACCTCAGTATTGATGAGCTTACCCAGAGATATGGAGATAGGGTTGTTGATAGACTGATAGCCACAACAAAGGCTGTCCCTTTTATTGGTGATTCTTTAAGAAAGTAATTATGGCGGACGTAAGTAAAATGGCAGAGGATTGGCTTAACGAGCATCCTGATGCAACAAAGAAAGAAATATGGATGGCTGGTTATTGGAAATCTACCGATAACTGGTGCAACCGAACCAAGTAAATTTTAGTATTATGGCAGAAAGAAAAGTGAAACCAGAAATCATGCATTTGATGATTCTTAGCAAATGCAATTACAAATGTGAATTATGCTGCAATAAACTGTACGATATTGAGAAAATTCCAGTCGCTACGGTTAAGGAATTGAAAACAATACACACTTTGTGTATTACGGGCGGAGAACCATTCATGGCAAGTATCGACCTTGATGATTTTGCCCGCAGTGTCAAGAATGATTTTCCGAACATCGAAAACATATTCGTTTATACAAGCGGACTCATTCTTATGTACAGTTTGCCACATCTCTTTTCTTATATTGATGGTCTTAGCATTTCTCCAAAAAGCATGAAAGATTGGCTGGCTTTAGAAAAAATAGCCAACCACAGCACCTCTCGTGATTACTTTAACAATATTTCTCGCTTGCCTAGTAACCGCTTATATGTGTTTAAGGAACAGATTTCATTTTTCGAGGAAAGATTTAAGCCCATCGCGAAGAAACTGAACCTTAACGTTCTGTATCGTACGTGGGATAAGGAGTTTAAAACTCCAGACAATGAGATTTTCAGAAGATTACCAATACTTTTAAATTAGTTGATTATGGTAGAAAGCAAAGGTAAAATCGCAGAAGTTACTAACGCTACCACAAAGCAAGCGGTAGTGTTCATCTGTATCTACTCCTGGGTTATTGTGAGAAACCTAGGAAGAGTAATCAATAAGGCAGTTCACAAGCTGCCTTGGTTGTTCATCGTGATAACGGTAGTAATATCATTCATCGTTAGCTTCGTTTTCATCTCTAAGGCAAGGGCAGAGCGAGATAGTTACAATCAGAAGCTAGTACACGCAACGCAGCAGCTTGATAGCTTTTATGCTGCATACGGGGACATTAAATCAAAGTAAATATGAAGAGATACAAACATGCAATAGTGATGATCCTGCTCGTTATCGCAGCTTTCATCGCAGGTTACGGTTTCATCTGTTTTATGGTTGAACACATTTTCCTTTCGCTTCTGATGGTATTCTGTATCAGTTGCGCATTGGCAGTAGAGAGGGAGGTGTAGGATATGGAGATTTGGAAACCAACCCCTATGGAAGGTGTAAAGTGGCTTATTCCGAGGATGTACACTTTCGATGATAAGTCGCAGTACAAGACGTACAAGATACCTTGCAAGTATAAATACTCTACAGTAGAGGTCAATGCAATCCTTCGCAAGGTCAAGACGTTCCTCGCAACGTATGTGTATATCCCTTGCGTCATCTCCGATTGGTACTTAGCCAAGCTTCAGGGAGTGATGGAACACAAGAAACTCTATCGCTTCGAGGCTAAGAGAAACCTGGAGGAGATTAAGTCAATAGTAAGAAAAATCATAAAAGGATTCGATTCAGACTTCAGTAATGCCGACTACTTCGACGAGCTTTCTCTGTCTTACATTGATGCCGTATCTCCAGATATGGAGAAGCTTCAGAAGTTCATAGAGGTCAAGCTCGCTAATCTTGGGCACAAGAACGTCAGTATACCTGCATTGTCTTACATCTGCTTCCAAATGCTTTGCGAGGGATTCGTGAACTACAATGCAATAATGAGTGGAGCAAAGACTGACTACGATTTCGACTTCACAGAACTGTTTCATTATCTCTGCCCAGAGCTCGCTTCCGAGAAAGCAAAGAAGTTTATGGTGTCAAGAGGTCTCTCCGAGGAGTTCGTCTTGAAGTTCAACGAAAAGAAAGAGGTAACTGAGATGTTCGCCAACATCGAGCGTATCTTCATCGACCAAAAGATGCAGAAGAATGCCGCCAAGTCTGCGTTCGATACATTGGACGAGGAAACTAAAGCCAGTATGCTTTCTGGTGGCGATGAGATTGAGAAAACGCTCAACGAGATTGAAACTAACAACTTAAAGAAGAAACAAAATGAAAAAGATTCCAACGCTGTACACAAAGAACAGTGACGGAAAGAATATTCAATTCAAAAGAATAAAATAATATGGAAGAAAAGATTAATATAGCGGAAATCCTCGAAAATAAATCGCAAGGAACTAAGTTGTATTCCTTAACTTATGGGGATTGTTTTTATCAAGAATACACTGGAGATTTTGGAATTGAATGTCAAAGCCAAAATGGGGTACAGTTTAATCTTGATGAGTATGGTAAGTATTGTATTGATGGAGAGTGTATCATTTTTCCTTCAAAGGATATGCGTGAGTGGAGCAAGTTCGCTTGGAAGAGAGGCGACGTGCTGGTTAGTAATGATGGAAAAGTTAAAGTTATCTTTGATAAGTTTAGAAGTAACACATATCTGTCATTTATTGGCAAATATCATATAGATAGCCTAGAATGTAACAATCCTTACTATCAACAAGAAGGAGAGTACGCTACTGGCAACTTTAAACTTGAAGAAGTTGATGCTGCTCAGACCTACATCAACACCATCGAGGAACGTTTGGGTGGCAAACTCAATCGTGAGACCCTTGAAGTAGAGAAGGCTCAGCCAGAGTTCAAGGATGCAGATATAGCTTTTGCCGATTATGGTAATAGACAAGATGTATTTATAGTATCAGATAAAACTGATTTGTCAGAAGGTTATAACTCATTCATTTCTTTAGATTTAAGTAATTTAACTTTGATTATGGGTTATAGAAGAAGTTTCTTTAAGAAAGACCTTTGTAAACTTCGCCTTGCCACGGAAGAAGAGAAGCAGCAGCTCTTTGATGCCCTCGCAAAGGAAGGCAAACGATGGGATGCTGAGAAGAAACAAATTGTGGACTTGCCAAAGAAGAGTGAGTTCAAACCTATGGATTGGTGCTTGATGAGAGACGTTTGTGAAGAAAAAGATGAAACTTGGAGTCTCTGCCAGTTTGCATATCAATTTAAAAGTGGACAGTATGAAGCTGTAGGGGGTTTACGCTTTGATGAGTGCATCCCTTACAACGAAGAGACAGCACATCTACTAGGAACGACTGATGATTGGGAAGGAGGCGAAGTATGATAGGGCTATGTAATTACTGTTCTAGATATTTCACTTGTAACAAAAGACCCAAATCAAGTGATGAAAATGTAAAACTTTGTCCGAGTTTTACTCAGAATGAAGACGAAGAAGATGCCATTTGGGAGCAGAGAAGATATGAGATAGCAAAAGATGTTGCAGCAAGTCTTGCACAACGTTCTGGCTCTATGTATGACAATGTTGTTAATTCTGCTATCAAAATCGCAGATAAATTAATAGAACGTTTAAAGGAGAAGTAAATTATGATATACAAGACAAAAGAAGGAAGTAAAGCCTACCAACCATGAGATAATCATGGATTTGAAGAACATAGGAACCATATATAAAGATTCCGATGTGTTGGCTTACAATGAAATTAAGGCATTAATTAAGAAACTTGAAAAGTAAAGCGTATGAATGAATTAACTAAAGAAGTAACGGCTACGCGTGGAAAAACTATCCTTGTCGTAGGCTTATCTAATAAAGACGAAGTGATGTACGTCAAGTCAACAATAAGAGTGAAGCCGAAGAACAGAAAGCAGAAGAAGGAGTTCAAAAGCCAGTCTTATAGAATGAGAAAGGTTGCAAAAGGTGAGTATGAAGTAACAACATACTGCCCATTTAATGTCAAGTTGTTCTCAAAGATAATGAGCCTTCTTGAAAAGAATGAGAATGGCGAGTTTTGGTTTAATATTGATAAAAAGTAAAGCGTATGGAACAGAAATTTATAATAGGAGATGTCGTTGAGTATGACAACAAAATCATGGTTGTTAAAGAGCCTAGAGACGGAAGTCACTTTGACTTGTCTTGTCCTAAAGAAGGGCTGGTGTATTGTCTTGTTGATATTGAAGAGATAAAGCCAGCACCTTTCACCCTAGATATTATAATTAAGAATGGATGGATGGAAAATAGATATACAGATATGTTTTATAAAGCGATAGGAGAAGGGAGATACTTGAATTTAAGAGTTGAAGGTCAAACATGGATTGTTGGTCTGGCTCATCAAGATTTGCTTAAAAACATAAAGTATGTTCATCAACTTCAACATCTTCTCTTTGGTCTAGGACTTAACTCAGAAATGGAGGTGTAGGTATGGTGGATTTCAAAATAATAGTATTTATAGCAACAATTCCTGTTAGTTTATATTTACTCTATATGGGATTGCAATTATGCAAGAATTTAGAGACAACCCTTGTTGGGCTTCTCTATATTGCAGTAAGTGTAACCTATCTAGTGCTTACAATTATAAATTTAATAAAATTGTTTGTTTAACCGCCTTCGGGCATAAATAGATAGAATATGAAACATAAGTTTACAGTTGTCATTGAATCTAATGATGATTCAGAGGACAGAGAAGTAGTTAAAGATTGCCTGCAAGGTTGGCTTGAAATGAATTGTGGACAAGAAGCGTACTTGTACGGCTATCCAGACTGGAAGTCAGCAGAAGTTGAGTAACTAACCATCCTGCAAAGGATATAAATAGATAGAATTATGAAAGCAAGTGTTTTACTAAAGGCTTTAGAAGCCTATGGAGATTTAGATGTTTGTGTCATAAAGGAAACTGGTCCAATGGCATATAATGATACAGAACATCATAAGGCTGTAGATGCAAAGGTATTTGCGATAATGGATAATAAAATTATTATCGCAGAGAAAGAAATAAAAATAGATTAAGTAGTTAACCATCCCTTATGGGATATAAATAGACAGATTATGATTAGAGCAGTTCCAGACCCTACTTTGATGTGTGAGGGATGTGTGTATGATGGTAAGTTTGAGTGTATTCAGCACGCATGTTGTGCAGACCCGAACAATCCCGTTAAGTACATTGAAGTAACAGAGTAACTAACAGCCTTCTCCTTGGCAACAGGGAGAGGGTAAAAAGAAAAGAATATGGACTTAGTAATTACAATATTAGGTTGGATTGCATTAGGTGTTATATCTGCTTATCTGTTAGCAATAGTAGGTAAAATAATCTTTGATGCTGCAACCGCTGATTATAAGTTATACAAGCATGTAAGATTGTGTCGCAAAAGATTGCTAAGACAGCGATATGAAGATTACGCTTGGCTGTTACTACAGTTAGAGAAAGATACGGAAGTTTTCAATCTTGCTCATAACACAAGAGATTGGACTTTTGAAGATTGGAGCGAATTTTATCTTAAAAAAGCAAAGGAGGATAAGCAATGAGCAAAGTTAAGGAATTATTAAGTCAAGCATTCAATAAGCTTGACGAGTACAATAAAGGTGGTGCTACTCAGCATATCCTTCTTTGGAAGGCTATGGGCAATATTGAGGATGCACTTAAAGAGTTGGAGGATTTATGATACAAAAGCAGACATGGAAGGACGAAATCAGAATTTTAATAACTGATGAAGAAAATCTTGGTTCTGTTCAAATATCCATTCCATTATATGTTAGTGATATTTTCGGCAAAGCTGATGCTCTAATATATGCACTTTGTGTGGATATTCTTTATAGAAGACGTGGCGTTGCAAAACACCTATTACAACTCGCAGAACAACAAGCTAAGTTGAATGGAGTGAAGACCATCGGATTGGAATTTCATAAAGATGAATCTGATAGATTTGTTCTAGATTGGTATCTCCGTAGTGGTTATAAACCATTTGATAAGAAAAGTAATTTATTAGTTAAGAAATTATAGGATTAATTATGGACAGAAATCAAGCTAAAGAATTTTATCCTATTCTGCAAGCTTATGCTGAAGGAAAGGTGATTGAGTGTCGAACAAAACCAAGTACCATAAAAGGCACAGATGTTCCGAATGAATGGACGGAAATAAATGAAATAGAGTACTGGAATAATGTAGAATACCGAATTAAGCCAGAACCAAAGTACCGCCCTTTCAAGGATGCTGAGGAGTGTTGGGCTGAAATGTCGGAACACCAGCCGTTTGGGTGGGTGAAGACTAAAGACAAAGGAATCAGATTGTGTATGAGTGGATTGAATCAAAAAAGTGCTTTTACACAAGTTGGTCATAAATATGATGAAGCCTTTGATGAATTCATCTTTGCCGACGGGCTTCCGTTTGGCGTAAAAGTGGAGGAATAGTTATGGCGTGGGTAGCAGTTAATTATCATGGTGTGGAAGTTATTCTTTCAGATAGACCGAAGAAATTATTCCGTAGGTTATGGGGCAATGATAAAACCCAGATAATTCCTCTTCCACAAGGCTCTATCAAGAAGCTCATCGGAAGAGATTTGTCTTGGCAAGATGAGCCAGTAGAACTTAAATAAGAATAGCTTATGTATAGACCGATTACAATGTATCAGATTGTTTGCGATAGATGCGGAGAAGTATTTGGAGGTACAGATACTTGCTCTGCACTATTCTACGACAAGAGTACTGATATAGAAGACTTATCAAACTGGAAGATGATTGATGGTAAACACTATTGTCCTGTGTGCGATGGGGTGAGGTCATTAATGGAGTGTATATCTTTAAAGAAAAAATAGTTATGGCAACCTATAGAATAGTAGATATGTATCATAAAAGCAAGGCTGTTAAAGGCATACATTATGATTCTTTGAATCAGCCAATCTTTGCTTACCGTGTAGATAAGAGACATTCATTGTTATTTGGACTTATTCATTATTGGGATTATGGTGCATATAACCTTTGCCCAGAGTATTTGTTTCCTTCGGTTGATAAAGCCAAGGAGGCTATATTGAAGGTTGATAAAAGTAGAAGAGTAATAATTTTATATAAGTAGCGTATGAAGAAAAAGATTTTAAACTTAATCGAGTCAGCCATTTGGTTCGTCTTGTGCTTGCTCGTAGGTGCGTTGACTTTTGAAGGTGTTTGCTCTTTGGCTAATAGCGATGAACCTGCAAGGGATTTTGGTACATCTATATTCACCAAGAAAGGGCACGACTATCTGCTTGTGGACACGAAACACGGAGTTTGTGTTATTCACGCCGAGAGCTGCCATTGTCGTTTAGACACCTTGGGTATCTATGTGGTTGATAACAAAGATACAACTTATGTGATTAAAAAGAAGTAGCGTATGAAGATTAGATTAGCAAAGAAAATAATGAAGCATAAATGTACTTTCCTCGATTTAGAAGAGAAGTACAAAAAGAAAGGGTATAATGTCAAGTGGTTGCTTGCAATGGCATCTTACGATAAAAGAAAGATGTGTCGGAATGCCTTACCATTCGACCACCGCATCACAAAGGCGATAAACCTTAGCGCAAAGTGCAAAGCAAGGGATATTCTTCACGATATAGAGAAGAACGGTTGCCGAACTCCTTTTAACCAAAAGGATGTAGAATCTTGCAGACGTAAGGTTGAAGGTTATAAAGTTTAACAATTAAAAAGAAATGAGATATGAATGAGTTTACAAAGGTCTTTGCAAAGACAATAGAAGATGAAGCTATCAAGCAGATAGAAGTTCTATCCAATAGCGATGCTTACTCTGGTTGTGAAATAAGAATAATGCCAGATTGTCACGCAGGTAAAGGCTGTACTATTGGCACGGTGATAGAGCTGGACAAAAGAGTAGTTCCTAACACCGTAGGAGTAGATATAGGTTGCGGAATGAAAGTCGTTAGACTTGGTAAAGTTAATATTAATCTACAGAAATTTGACGAAGCAGTCAATACGTTGATTCCATCTGGTTTCAATATCAACGAAGAAGCTTCTGCATACATACATGGATTAGTTGACGGCAATATGTTTGGTAAATTTCGTTCTTGGGATAGTATTAATGGGATGGACATAGTATATCGTTCTGTTGGTTCTCTTGGTGGAGGTAATCACTTTATAGAGTTAGATGCAAACGAGGAGGGTGAGAAGTTTCTTGTGATACATACGGGAAGTAGAAACCTTGGTGTTCGTGTATGCAACTATTATCAAAACCTTGCTTACGAGTATTGCCGTAAGAAAATGGCTGATAAGTCTGAGGTTATTGCCAAGTTGAAAAGCGAAGGAAGAGAAAAGGAAATACAGAGTGTTATCAAGTCATTAGGTACTAGAACCATTAGCAAGGAACTTTCTTATTTGGAAGGTGATTTGCTCAATGACTACCTCAATGATATGCGCATAGTTCAAAAATATGCTGAACAGAACAGAATGATTATCGCCAACAGACTTGTAAATGCTTTAGGTGTAGATATTGATGCTGATTCAGATAAGTATTCTTTTACAACCATTCACAACTATATAGATACAGACAAGGGTATATTGCGAAAGGGAGCTATCAGTGCAAAAAAGGATGAGGTAGTCATTATCCCAATGAATATGCGTGATGGTTCTCTTATCTGCAAGGGAAAAGGTAACAAAGATTGGCTATGCTCTGCCCCTCATGGCGCAGGTAGATTAATGTCTCGTACACAGGCAAAGAAAGAGTTATCTATGGATTCTTACAAGAATGAAATGAATGGTATTTATTCCACATCAGTTTGTGAAGAAACCATTGATGAAGCACCTATGGCATACAAGCCAACCGAAGAGATTGTTGAGTTAATCAAACCTACGGTTGATGTCATTGATGTCATTAAGCCAATTTACAACTTTAAAGCAAAATCATAATGAGCAAGCAAACATTTGACTTCTCGGAGGCTCTGAGAAGAATGAAGGAAGGAAAGAAAGTAAAAAGGGTAATTTGGGAAGAATGTGGAGCTTATATCCATATTGTCTCTGAGACTATTGTGGCTGTATGCGATGGCAAATTCTTTCCTTGTGTTTTCAAAGATTCTGAGGATATTCTCGCAACAGACTGGGAGGAGATGTAAGGATGAAGAAGAAAATATTGACCCTCACAGTCAGCAAGCAGTGGTTCGATATGATTGTGGCTGGCGAGAAAACAGAAGAATATCGTGAGATTAAGGGCTATTGGGTAAGACGTATCTTCGATATTTCTAATATGAATGCGGATGCAGATACCTACGCATGGGCTTTGCAAGAAAACATAATTATCAGCCGAGAATCTTTTTTTGAATACCATAGCAAAGGGTTCACACACGTCCTCTTCATCAACGGCTACCGCAAGGATAGCCCACGTATCGAAAAGGAGATTGAGTGTATCACCATCGGCAAACCTAAGAAAGGATTATGCCCCGACAAGTGGCTAGATACCGAGTTTTTTATCATTAAATTTAAGTGATATGAAAGTAAAGAATTTACCAAAGAAGATTTACCTCAACATCAGTAGCAATGAAGATGAGGTAGATTACAATGAATTAGATGGAGTAACGTTCAGTACAGAAAAGGTTGGTGTTACTGATTGCGATACAGAAAACGTTCCTTACGTGAATGCAGCATCATTATGGCACGACCTAAAGGAAGAGAAGCCACCATTAAGAAAGTGGGTGATGTTCCGATATAGTGGAGGTGGCGTAAATCCTACGTCTCTTCACCACGGAGCGATGAGTGATGATGTATGGATTGTCACTAGAGGAGACGGAACACAGCGTATAGAAGTTCTGTACGAGTGCTACGATAAGATTGAGTGGTTCGATTTTGATGAACTAAAATAGCGATAGCGTATGACAAATAAAGAATTTTTTAATGCGCATTGTGGAGAGCCAGTTCTTTATAAAGGTAAGGACATCGGGGCATACGTAGCAGGTTATGTAGAGGAAAAGTATATTATCTTAGGATTTGATGATTATACAGGCTGCATTCTGTGCTTCACTTCAAAAGTGAAAAATCTTTGTGACATATATTACTCATACCGATTCGCAAAGTTGAAGTATTTGGAAGTGATAAAACATCAGTAATATGGAAAAAGAAGAAAAATGTTGTGGTAACTGTCTTTGGATGGGACGCGAAGACATCTTAGGCAATGGATGGTGCTACAAAAAAGATTGCGAAACATCTTGTGATAAGGTTTGCAAGAAACATGAATTTTAAACTTTAAATATTTAAATGGAAAATAACAATTTAACATTAGACGAGTATCAGCAGTTAGCTCTAGAGACTGCTACTTATCCTAACCCTATCATTTATCCTACATTGGGATTAACAGGTGAAGCTGGTGAAGTTTCCGATAAGGTTAAGAAAGTATTGCGTGATAACGATTCTGTTTTTACAGATGAAAAGAAGTTGGAAATTGCCAAAGAGATTGGTGATGTACTATGGTTTTGCGCAACCCTTTCTCATGATATTGGATTCAAACTTAGTGATATAGGAAAAATGAACTATGACAAACTTCACTCTCGCCAATTAAGAGGAAAGTTGCATGGTAGCGGTGATAACCGTTAGTTTATGGTATGGTACTCTAAAGTAAAAGGTCTTACAGAGAAAGTAATTGAGTTATATCCAACGATGTCTTCAAGGGAAATAGCAGATATTACAGGATTTGCCAAGACTACTATAATTCGGTGTGCTGCAAAGAACAATCTAAAGCACACAGAAGAAACACAGAAAAGAATAGATGAATATGTAAGACAGCGGAGGTCTTCTGGTAGAAAATCATACGATTATTCTAAACTGAGTAAGAAGATTACTCATACAAGAAAGATGGAATCGTGGCGTGTAAGAAGCGGTCTAGAACAAAATACAAAGTATAAAGTTCGTATCACTCCAAAACGCATACAAAATGCAATGTATCATCTTAGGCAAAAGTATGGTTATTTCTATGAAACTGTTGACAAAACTGTATTATATTACGATTCACAAACAATACGTGTGAAAAACGAGAATTACTATACTGAAAAGTATGGAATCTCTTTTATTCAGGCTGACGAATAACTTCTGTGCATTATATGTTTAGGTGTGGCTACACATCGCGTGCGGTCACCCCCTTTTGTTTATAAATCAATAACCAAATAAAAACATAAGAAAAAACTAAGAACGTTTATGTAGTTTTAACTTCCAATATATCCAACCTAAAAATGCGAGAATGCCTATAAAAAGACAAACTGATGCTATCTTACCTATATTCAAGAAAGCTTTATCGGTCTTTGATAGTTGCTTATCAACCTCAACTTTATATGGGATTGAATCTCGCACAATCAATGTGTCTGATTTGTTTCTTACAATATCTCTGTCTTTATATTGAAGATGGTACTTGTCCTTGAAGACTGTATCGCCTCTAATATAAACAGATACGCTATCATGCACATAGACGGAATCAGTCTTCAAGAAAGAATCCGTCTTCACTACGACTCTATCTCTGTATTCTGTAATAGGAACGTACTTTGTAGTAGTACATCTACAGAACATTGATAGAATCAGCATTGCTACTGCAATGATGGTTATCACTTTTGCTATCTTATCAATTAATCTCATAAGCTACTGAATTACAATCGTTACTTTTTCCTTTTTATCCCAAGCTGTCTTCATGGTCTGAATGAGCTTGCTTGTCCAAAATCGAGAATCGCTAACCCATCCTTTCTTATCGTTTTTACCGATAAGAATACACCCCTCAGTATCTTTTGCAGAGTTACCGCTATGTATGCGTATTCCTTCAAATCCTTTGACATTCAGAAGTAATGGCAACATCTTCTTGAATCTGTTGGAGTAGGTATATACGCATTCATAACTGCCGCTTGGAATTGCAGTCTGCCCATACACCTTTTTTTTCTTGATTTCGTTCAACTCCATACTTTGGTTCAATCCTCTGTCTGTATCTTCAAGAGTATTGCATCCGAACAATTTGCCATTCACGTACAGACGGCTAATAGTATAGCCATCCTTTTTCCAAGCCCTATCAATTAGTACTTCCATTTTTGTTTTCCTCCTCTTTTTTATCAAACTCCTGATTCAATCTCTCCAATATCGGTTTCCAATAACTCGGCAATGCCTTCGCAAACTCAAACCTCAGAATGTAATAAATAACTCTGAATGCAACATTCTTAGGGTACGCCTTAATGAGATTTTTAAACGAATTGCATATATACACATAGCAGAATATATACGTAAGCATCTTAATCACAAATAATGCTTCTGTATTGTCGTTGCAACTTACCATGATTCCATACATGACATACACAATAACAATATACAAGAGCATCTCTAAAAGTGCGTTCTTGAACTTTGATGCAGAAAAGTTCTTGCATCGTACAACACTCACGCCGTCAGCTCGCATACCGCAGAAGATATTGAAGCCAAAGGCGATAACCAACGCCAAAACGAATCCTTCCGTTGGCGTTGCAAAGGCAAGTATAGCTGAAAATATAGTAACACCTATCTGCCGAATCTGTGAAGAATCTAATAAATCTGTCATAATCTGTTATCCTGAATAATACATAAATATAAAGTTTCGGTCTCCGTTTGCAAAGATAGCAAAAAAAACCGAAACTTCATTCAGAATAACGAAAAAAATTAGACTTTTAAATCATGATACGGCAATCCTCCGTTGTCCAAGAAAGAAATGCACTCATCGAAAATCTTACGTTCATAATCGAGCGCATTGATTTTAGGAAACCATTTCTTTATTTTTCCGTCATTGCGTTTAACCATTTCGCCCCAAAGAACGCACCAATCATTAATTGTGATGTTGTCGTTTTTGACTTCATGCCAATAATCTTTAGCAACATCCTTTGTGTGTAGCTGGTTAATGAGACAAAGATGTATATCTGCCATTTCTTCGTCATAATGACATGCGCCAATTTCCCCCTTGACCTGCTTCATCATATCAAGCATTACGCTGTCATTCATTCCCACTTCGCAACAATCTGCCATTATTGTGACACAGTTCTTGATAGCCTGTATGTCATTGCTAGCTATAATGTCTTCGAATACCTTTTTCATAACCGTATATTTTTGATGCTACTTCAGAAAATACTCTCTGATATCGTACACGCCATCCTTATCTTTCAACAAGTCGAGTGCAAGGCTGTGGGCGTACTTAACCAGATGCTCTGTACCAATATCCTTTACGTCATCCTTTCCGAGTATCTTTGCGATGGTGCATCCGTGATCGCTTACGACCTGGTTCATGGCAACGTACAAAGCGTAGTCGTTGTAATAAGGTTTCTCCTCTGTTGCAAGTCCGAGACCGGTCATAGCATTGAGCCATGTCTGCATATCCCAAGTTGCAGGCGGATTCATACCGTTTACAATATCAGATGCCTCCTTCTTGGTGAGATAGTTCTTCCACTTGATAGCGCAAAGCTTATCAAGATACTCTTGTGCAAGCTCTGGGTGCTTTGCTGCCATATCCTTCATCATGCAGCGCATCGTATCTCCGAATACGTGCATATACTTAACGTTGGTTGATGAAGCCATCATTCCATAAAGCTCATCAAACTTACTCATAATCTCTTTTGCTTCCATATCTTCTTATATTTATGATTATTACTCTGCTGTTACCAGACTTCTCAACTCTTCAAAGTCATCCTTGGTGAAGCTAATACTCTTCTTGCTACCAAAGAGGATAGTCGTTATGATGTTGTCTGGTAAATCAATAGACAAAACACCGCCATCAATGCGACCTTTGATAAAACCAAGGTCAAACTCATAGTTGCTTATATTCTCTAACATCTGCATGAGGTCTGAGAATATGGTATCAGCATCTATGTTTCCGTCCTCATCGGCAATGAATAGGGTAGCGTTGTCAATGCTCTTGCCCCAACTATCCTTGTGTTTTGCGATGATGTTATGTGAAGCTCGCTTCATATACACGGAAGGGATAGCCAATGCAGGGTTTTCTTTAACCATGTCGCTAATTCTTGCGTCTGCCCACAAATCAAGCGATGTAAGCAGTTTCTCTTTCAGCTCGGTTACATTCATTTCTTAGTTCCTCCTTTCTTTGTTCCTTGTACCATAGCGAGATACTCTTGCCAGGTCTTATCGCTATGATTAGTCATATAATCATTGAGCATAGCAGATTTCTGTTCTTCTGCTTGCGCTACTTCTTTTCTTAGTCGTTGCATCAAAGATAAGTGCTTCTTCAATGCTTCCTGTCCTTGCTGAGTACTCTCAATGCGAGGACGTATGATACGCAATTCCTCGTCTTGTACTAACTTAGACACATATTGCAAGCTATCAACGTATTCCTGATTCTGCATCAAGTACTGACGTTGTGCGCCTGTAAGATTGTCTTCAATCTTATCAATCTCATCCCATAAAGGGGTGGAAGACTGCTGCGCTTGCATATTGATAGATGCTCGCTTCTGCTGTATTGCCTCATACATCTTCTGTAGCTCAGCATCCATCATCTGCGGCTGCTGCTGATTTGTACCCATATCCAATAATGGGCTGTTACCAAAATTCATCATAATCAATACAATATCTTTAAGTTGGTGATATATTATAGAGAGGTGAGAGGGCATCCACCAACGAGGGCAAACACCCCTCACCAACTCATTTTTTCTTAGTCCTTCTTACAGACTTTCTTGCTCTGTTACGCTCCTGTAGTGGGCGTGGAAGGAGCAGTGCTGTTACAGCAATAGCTTCCGTAGCCTGAAATTACTGGCGTAGATGGGAGTACCAACTGACCACGCAAGCAATTGCAGGTCTTCTCGTTAACGTAAGCCATCATAAGCTTCTCCTTGTAAGGAGTGAGGGCTTCCATAACGGCTACCTTCTTGTCGAGGTCACTATACTTCGCTTGCAACGCATCGTACTGGTCTCTCTGATTCTTGTACAGACCGAAGTCCGCATCAATCTGAGACTTGTAAAGACCGAACTCAGCCTGCATTGCACGGCGGTTCTCAGCGTTGATAGCATCGTTAGCACCCTTATACATAGAGAACTTCTCTGCGATGTCAGTCTCACGCATAGCGTAGAATTTGTTAGCGGTGTCGAGCTTCAAACCGAACATATCGGTAAGCAGCTTCACCTCATCAGCGCATTCCTTCTCCATTACCTGCAAGGCAGTTGGCTGATTTGAGCTTGCGTTAGCTCCGTAAGCGTTGATGTTCACGTTCTCAGGCATATTGCTGCCACCGAGTGAGCCAAACACACTGCGGTTGTTACCGCCAAGCAACCAAGCACCAGCACCGAGTGCTGTGCCGATGATACCAAGGGTAAGACCAGCATTACCTGTTGCCTTAGAAGCATAATCATCGTGCTTCTTTCCCTCTTCGTAGATTTTCTTCTCTACGACCTTTGCATCTGTCATTTCCATGATACAATCTTTTTAAGTTATCCTTAATATTAACTAACACTATTGTAACGTTACGGATGCAAAGGTACAAAGAATAGGGGAGAGTAAATATAACTCTATCACACTTTCTTTTAGTGGTTGATTATCAGAGATTTAAGGTGATAGGAGGTAATATCATAAATAATAAAAAAAAGAGAGGCAATCACTTACCTCTCTTACTCTTAATGAAGTGCAGAATATCCCACTTCTTCCAATAACGTGTGTGCCCACGCTTCTTGCACTCACCATTCGGTATGTCACCCCTAGCAACCATACGATTGAGAGTAGCATCTGAAACGTGAAGCTTCTCCTTGACCTCCTCAGTGCTCAGCATAGGGTTGAGCATATCGGGGATGATGTCACACAATCTATCTAAGTCATCATCGCTCATTCCGCAAGCGGTGACCTTCTCACCATTTCGCTGTTGCTCGTCTGCCTTAAAGCAAGCATCACTCAATGACTTCAAAGCCGTACCGAGCAGCTTATAACTTAATATCTTTCCCATATTGTCCCTATTTTTGTGAAAATTCCGTAGAAATTGCCTTTATGCGCAAATTTTACGTCCTAACTTGGTTCTACTAATAAACATATCAGCAAAGCCATATATATAGAACATCGCAGTTACCACCATGACCGTAT